TGTTGCTGTAAACGCTAATGGTGCAGTAGCTATTAATGATGGAGGTAACTCTATTACTGTTGATGGTACTGTTGAGTTAGGAGCAACAACATTAACTGCATTAGAAACTATAACTGTTCAAAATCTTGGTGGAGCTTCAGCCGTTAATATTCAAGATGGAGGTAACTCGATTACAGTAGATGGTGGAACTGGTATATCTAGAACACCAAATGCAATAAGACCAACAGGTACTTCTGGTACAATTACAGGAAATATTTATTCTATATCAGTAGCTAATGTGGGTGCTGCTAATGGAACTGTGTTATCTTCATTAACTACTATTAAACCAGGAGAGGTATTAAACTTCTCAGCAGATGCAATAAATAATTACTTTACTTCATTTGCTTATGATGCATCAACTACTGAGTTTATAATCATTTATGTAGCATAATATGCCTGTTATCTTAGGTGGAAATACAGGTATTTATTTAGCTTCACTAACTCCTAGTGTTGACCCAGATGCTCAAGCATTCATTACAGCGGCTGCAATAACAGACCCAACACAACAAGCGGCTATCAATACTTTGGTAGTTGACTTGAAAGGTTATAACGTGTGGACTAAGATGAAGGCTTTGTACCCATTTTGTGGGAGTACAGCTTCACAACATAAATTCAATCTTAAAGACCCAAGAGATTTAGATGCTGCATTTAGATTGCAATTTACAACTGGATGGACACATTCAGCAACTGGAATGACACCAAGCAATGCTTATGCAAATACATTTTTAACTCCTTCAACTAATTTAATAAGTGGTAATGTTCACGCATCTATTTATAGCAGAACAAACAGCGTAGGAGCTAAATATGATTTATCATGTTCTTCTCTTCCAGATGTGGAAATGAGTATAATACCAAGATTTACAGGTGATATTGCTTATCCTATTATTGGAGGTTTTCAATTTCCAACTTATGCAAATAATGATTCAAGAGGTTTTTGGGTAATAAATAGACAAAATACTTCAAACATTCAATACTATAATAAAAATGTAAAAGTTGTTGATGCGGCTCAAACAAATGGAATGCCTACTAATTCTATTTATATTGGTGCATCAAATTTATTTTCAGGAATATCTCGTTATTCAGATAGACAAATAGCTTTTAGTTCAGTAGGTAGCGGATTAACACCAACCGAAGCAGCTAACTTTTACACAGCGGTACAAGCATTTCAAACAACTTTAGGACGTCAAGTATAATGGAAGGCAGAATAGTAACAACAGAACAAGCTCAAGAATTACAAAATGTATTCTTTGATGCTGATACATTTTTTAATTTTGTTCAAGATATTAATGATGTATATTTTTTATTTTTAAGCAGCTCAGATGAGGTTGATATTGCACCAACTCAATATGCTTATTTATTAGATATACCTTTGAGTCCATACGAACCAAAACCAACACCCACACCCTTTGAAGCATGAGTACTCAAATAAACATATTATCTGCTAATCCTTATACTATTACAGGAGGCTTATTTGCTCAAACGGCATTAGGTACTATTATAACTAATACTGTAGTAGAGACATCTTTAGTAGGTACAGGTGTAGGTAGTCTAAGTGTTCCTCCTAACTTTTTTAAAGTAGGAGATAGCTTTGTAGCTAAGATGTGTGGTAATCTATCTTGTGCTAGTAATGAGACAATACGCATTAGAGTGAAGTCTAACGGTATTACAATAGCAGATGCAGGTGTATTTGCCATGAAGATAACAACTAATAAATATTTTGAGCTTACTATAGATTTTACGGTTACTAAAATAGGAGGCCCAGGAGTAGCTGAATTATTTGTTAATGGTCAATATAGTTATAATCATAATGCAGCAGGAGAGATAGCTGGAAATAATTTTGCTTTGATTTCCAATACAGTATTTGATACTACAGTGTTAAATACATTAACTATCACTGCAGAATGGGGATTAGCAAATTCAAATAATAAAATTCAATCACAGAACTTTGTATTAACTAAAATGTACTAATGGGAGCAAGCATATATTTAGGAAAGGTATTAAGCGCAGGAACTAAGGGATGTAATATAATAGTTCCTACTACAACTCCATTCACAGGCTTACTTGACACTTATTCAGGTGCTGCGGTTGGTTATTCACTTAGAAAATTACGCTCAGCTTATTCAGGTAGTGCAATAAGAGTAAGACGGTCAAGTGATAATGCAGAGCAAAATATTGGATTTGTTGCTAATGTTTTAGATACGGCTTCTTTGCTTACATTTTGTGGTGCTGGTAATGGATTTGTAACTACATGGTATGACCAAAGTGGAAACGCAAATAATGGTACTCAAACAATAGCTGTTTTTCAACCTCAAATTGTATTCAATGGCGTTATTGCTACTAATAACAGCACCCCAAGCATGATATTTGATGGTTCAAATGACTTTTTAAACCCTGTAGATTTTGCATTACCAACATCTTCAATTTTTTCAGTTGTTAAAACATTATCAGCAAATCAATATAATTCAATATACAATAGAGGAACTACAGCAGGTGACGCATCGAGAGATGCTTTACTATATATAGATAGGACTAATTCTAAATTAGAATTTCAACGGTCTAATAATGTTAGTTTTCCAACAGCAAGTACTTCAATAAATATAAATAATACAATTTTAGCAACTGGTATTTATACTGGTTCATCATTAAATGTGTATGCAAATGGAACACTTGGTACTTCAGCAAGTACAAATATAAGTGGAACAATAGGAAATCCATCAAGTGCAATAGGAGCTACTAAACAATCTGGAATTGTAACATATTTTTGTTATGGATATTTTAATGAAATAATAGTTTATGCTTCAAATCAATCTACAAATAGAACTGGAATAGAAACAAATATTAATACATTCTACACTATATACTAATGGAAGTAACAGGATACAAATATACGAACGAACAAGATGCTATTAATGCAAGGGAGTTAGTAGATACTTACTATGGCATTCCAGTTTCACCTGAAGACATAACGCAAAATTGGGTAGATTATCAAACGGCAACTTTAGATAATCCTATCTTTTGGTACATTAGATTTGATATAAGTTTAGAAATAGTTTTAGGAAGACCAACAATATTTGAAGTAACAACACCCCCACCCTTTGAATAAATAAGTAAAAACACTTAGTTATACATTGTAGTATGAATAATTTTTTGTATATTATTATATATATTTATAACTTATACAGATGAACACACAAACACTAACCATAGGTCTTTTTATAACAAGTCTTGTTTTTGCAGTATTTGGATACTTTTTAAAGATTATCCACGGAGATGTTAGAAAAAATACAGAAGAACAAGGAAAACTAAAAGGTAAAATTGAACTAGTACAACAAGAGACACAGATAAAATACCAAGCCTTGCAAGAACTTACTCAACTTGAGATAAAAAATCTAGCAAAGAATGTAGGTGAATTATCAGAAGCAGTTAAGATGTTTGTGTTAAACAAAACAAAATGAAAGAATTGAAAGGAAGATGGAAATCTAAAACACCTTGTTTCTGGAAGAAAGTCCAGAAAGTAGCAATTGCATTAGGTGCAGCAGCAACCATAATAGTGGCAGCTCCGATTACATTACCAGCAGCAGTAGTGACTGTAGCAGGATATGTAGTAACAGCAGGAACTGTTGCAGCAACCTTATCTCAATTAACAGTTGAAAATTATAAGGAATTAAATAAAGTAACCAATAAAACAAAATAAAATGGCCAAGAAGGTAAAAGCCCCAGTGGAAATTAATGCTGAAGTTAAAGTAAAGAAAACTAGAGTAAGTGTTAAGAAGAAAGACAAAAAATTAGATGTTGTTGTAGACACTCCAAAAGTAGATATTACAGTACATGCAGATGAAGAGAAAAAAACTTTTGTACTTGACTCAAGAAAATTAGATGTTGAAGTTACTAAAACTGCAGAAGGTACTACAGTTAAAGTGGAAGCTCAAACACCAGTACTTAAAAGAGTTGGTGCATGGGTAGCTCATATGATGAGTAAAAAATTCAACAAGATTAAAAAATGACTGTTTTAAAAAAAGGAAGTACAGGACCTTCAGTGGTTACACTTCAAGAATTTTTAAAACTTACAGCTGACGGAGATTTTGGTCCTAAGACTGAATCTGCAGTTAAAGCATGGCAGAAGTCTCATGGATTACTAGATGATGGTATAGTAGGTAAAAAAACATGGGCAGCCATGGGAATCCTTAATACCGATAATGCAGAGAACCTAGAAGTAGAAAGTGCATTAGAGATTAAGAAACACCACATGACTGTTGGTACTTACTTTCCTGGACCAGTTGCAAAAGACTGGATATTTTTACATCATACAGCAGGATGGGAAAACCCATACCAAGTTGCTGATATGTGGGCTAGAGATGATAGAGGTAATGTAGCTACTGAATTTATCTTAGGAGGTCAATCTGTTAGAGACGGTAATACTAAGTTTGATGGTGAGCTAATCCAATGTTTTCCTGAAGGAGGATATGGATGGCATACTGGTACAGGTAATTCTGTAATGCACAGAAACTCTGTAGCTATTGAAGTATGCTGTATGGGTCAGATAGTAAATGGTAAGACTTATGTCAATACAGTAGCAGATCCTGGTCAAATAGTTAAGCTAGCTAAGCCATTCCGTGGATTTCAATTCTGGCATAGATACTCAGATGCTCAAATAACTGCATTAAAACAATGGATACTGTTTGTATCTAAGAAATATAATATAGATCCTAGAATAGGATTAGTAGAGTATATTAAAGCTAAAGGAGCAGATGGATTTGATATCTGTGATGTAGCTAAGGCACAAGCAAAACCGGGATTATATACACATACTAATGTACTAAGAGGTAAAGTAGATATGTTCCCGCAGCAAGAATTAATTGATATGTTATTAAGCTTATAATATGAAATTTAGAAACAATTGGAAAGCTACAAACAAGCAATGGGATAAGATAACTGTAAGGATCAGAATTTCAAGTTTAGATATTTTTAGTTTAGAGATAGATAAGACAAGAGATTTTTACTTATTTACTATCCTAAATTTTACACTTAAAAATAGATAATATGAAAAATGGATTAAAAGGAGTTACAGATGCTACTGTATTTTGTAAGTCAATGAGAAAAGGTGGCCCAGCAGCAATGATTCAACCAATGTCAAAATATATGGCTGGTGGTACTACTGGTTTACAATCTCCTAATGCGGTTACATCAGAAAGTGAATGTTCTGGTTCTAAACCTAAACCTGGTTGTAAAAAAACATTTGGTAAAAGAAGTATTCCACGAGTAGTTAAAAAAGCATTAATAGCAGGTGCTGGATTAGGTGCTGGTGCTATTGCTTATGCTAAGAATGCTTTTGGTGTAAAAGATACAGTTAAAGATCTTATGGGTCAAAAAAAAGGTGGATCAGTTAACACAGGTGGTATAAAGAAAAGTACAGGTCGTACTAAAAAATAAGTTTATATTAACTATAGAGATCCAGGTATATTGTATGCCTGGATTTTTTGTTTTTAAATATTTGGGGTTTAAACTTTTTTTGTATATTTGTCTAAACCTTAAAAATATAAAACATGGAAAATCAACAAAATGATGAGCATTTAACAGCAGATCAGTTAGCAGAAAAGAAAGCAGCAATGTTAGAATTTTACACAGATTCATTAACATACTTGGATGCTCAGTTAGTTTATGAGCAAAAGCTATTAGCTATTGATGAGGCAAGATTTAAAAGAATGAGTATGCAGATGCAATATGCTCTGATGATGAATGAAGCTAAAGAAAATGGTGAAGGTGGTGATCTTGACAATGGATTAAATGACCCACAAAATCCAGAACCAGCAAGAAAGCTTAAGAAAGACTAATCATGGCTTTAGTTACACAAGTACAGAAAAGAGTAGTGATGTCCAAAAAAGACATCATTAAATATCAAATACTTACTCATTGTTATATTAACAGTATAATAATGAGTGAGTCTGACTTAGATTGTTTATCAATGCTATCTGTAATTGGTCCTATAGAATTATCACATTTTTGTTATGAAGCTTCTGATGAGCATAAGATATTCAAATCAGAACAAACAGTAAGAAACTGTATCAACAAGTGTGAAAAGAACAACTTGGTAATCAAAGATCCTAATAATAAAAAAATAATCAGCATGCATCCTGACTTAAAGATTCAGACAGAAGGTGATATACTATTAGATTATAAATTTTTAGGTAAATGATTCCAAAAAAACCAAATGCATTATACAAAGAAGTAGCTGAGGAGTTAAATTTACCAGCTAACTTAATAGAAGATTTTATAGAATTTTATTATAAGGAAATAAAATCCAACATTACAGGTTTAAAACACCCAAGAATAAATGTAGAATGTTTAGGTCAGTTTGTAGTAAGACCACATGCAGTTAAAAAAGCAATACCAAAATATCAGAAAATATTAGAGATACATGATACCTCTACATTTAATGCCTATTTTAATAAGGTAATGCTTGAAAAGAAACTTATAGCTTTAGCACATATTGAAAAAGAGTTAGCTAAAGTTGAATTAAAAAAAGAATTAGTTAAATCTAAAAAACAAAAGTATAATGAAGAATACATTAAAACTAATCTGGAACAACAGGAAACAGATCCTAGAGGGGATAACCAATAGTGTAATCCGTGATGAAACAGTAGAAGAAATAGCTAGATTAAGACATTCTATTTGTGATGAATGTCCAAGTAAAGGTAAGAAATGTGCTGTAAAAGGTACATCACCATGTTGTAATGAATGTGGTTGCTCACTTGGATTTAAGACAAGATCATTATCTTCAGATTGCCCATTGGGTAAATGGGAAGCTATTGCTACTGAAGATGAAGAAGATGCATTAGAAAACCTTAAAGACTAATATTATGTATATAGACCCAAATAATATGCAAGGTATATATGTTAGTGATCCTAATAAAGTTGTTAATATTACACCCAGTAATACAACTTCCGGTAATGGTATATTTAGTGCAATGGGTAATGGTCCCTTTAATGATCCATGGGAAAATCCTATGAAAGAAATAGAATTAAGAATCAAGAAGCTAGAAATAGAGAATAAGTTCTTAAGACTTAAGATAGCTTGCATGGAAGGTAAGTTTAGTCAGGAAGAAGTAACTAATATTAGAAAGATGATGATGTCTGCAGATGACGCATCAGTTTTATTAGCTAACACAATTATTGAAAATGCCTAAGAACAACTAAAGAAATGAGTATAATATTTAATGCTGAGGAGCACAGTTATAAGAGTTTAAATCCAGAAGAGAACATTAACTGGACTAGTGTTACTACTGTAGTATCATCACTTAAAAAACCATTTGATGCTAAAGCAGTAGCTCAACTAGTTACTAAAAAAAAGAGTTCTAAATGGTATGGTCTAGATCCTGTAATTGTTCAACAGATATGGGATAATGAAGCTAACAGATCTACTACAGATGGTACATGGTATCATAATCAAAGAGAAGATGATATTTGTTCTTTTGCATCAATAGAAAGAGAAGGAGTTACTGTACCTGTATTCAAACCATCCGGTGAGAATGCTGGTATGAGAACAGCTCCATCACAGAAACTAGACCCAGGCGTGTATCCAGAACATATGGTTTATCTTAAGTCAGCAGGCTTATGTGGCCAATCAGATTTAGTTGAAGTAGTCAATGGTAAAGTAAATATCATTGACTACAAGACTAATAAAGAGATTAAAATGAAAGGCTTTACTAATTGGGAGGGTATAACAGAAAAGATGTTAGCACCAGTTAATGGTTTAGATGATTGCCATTTTAATCACTATGCACTACAACTCAGTATTTATATGTATATTATATTAAAGCATAATCCTAAACTTAAACCAGGAAAGATATTTATACATCATGTTAAGTTTGAGATAGAAAGAGAAGACAACTGGGGATATCCAATAGGCAAGAAAGATGAGAGTGGAAACCCAATTGTAAAAGAAGTTACAGTGATTCCTATACCATACTTGGTAGATGAGGTACAAGCTGTAATACACCATATGAAAGATAATCCAATTAAAAAGAAATAAATGATTATAAAACTATTTGAAGTAAACAACAATGTAGTAATTCCTACTGAGCATTGTTATACACTTAAGGCTCTTAAAGACATAATGGATGAGTATCCGGATGATTATCTTAAAATATATCAATATCTTTTCTATATGACCTGTCCTAATCCGGATATGAATCCATTCTTCTATACACCAAGCATAGATAAGGAAGCTTTAATTATGACTCAGATAGATGCAGAGTTCTCAACAGAGGATGACAGTATATATGTAGCTCTGCAGTTTTGTGAAAGAATGTATGAAACTCCTACATCTAGAGCTTATAAAGGTATTTCATCTATGTTAGATAGATTAGGAAGATACATGGAAACTACTTCCATTACTGATGGTAGAGATGGTAACATTAATTCTATTGTTGCTGCAGCTAAAAACTTTGATCAGATTAGAGCTTCTTTTAAAGGTGTGTACAAAGATCTACAGGAAGAACAACAGAGCAAAGTGCGCGGAGGTCAAGGGCTTGCTTATGATTCATAATTCTATTACTAATGGAAATATTTGAAAATATACCCACATGGGATAATGGTACTTGGACAATAACTAACTTTAATACCAGAGAAGAGTTATCAGATTTTGTATTTAGTATATTTAAAGAACCAGGTAAATATAATTTTAATGAAACAAGTAAATTATTTAATGCTGAGTCAACCAGATTCAGAAAAGATAAAATATACACAGCCACAATACCCAGATCAAAAGACTTTGTCGCATACTGGGATGAGCAAAAACTTAGATGCAGAAGAGGAGTTATATTCAAGTCCGGAGAACACACATGGTACATTACCAGAGACTATTATATGTGGCTTAACTTCTTGCCCATATTTGATAAAGAACAACAAGTATTTGACTTTGCTAAAATCAGGGATGCACAGTACCACATGGCCCTATATGAACTACTTGCAGAGCTCAACTACAAACATGTAGCTATTCTTAAGAAACGGCAGATAGCATCTTCTTATTATCATATGGCCAAGTTATTAAACCAGCAATGGTTTGAGCCAGGGGTTACACTAAAGATTGGAGCCAGTCTTAAAGATTATATCAATGAGAAAGGATCTTGGAAGTTCTTACAGGAATATGCTGCTTTCTTAAATGAACATACAGCATGGTATAGACCTATGTCACCAGACAAGGTAATGATGTGGCAACAAAAGATTGAAATTAGAAAGGGTGATAGAAAGGCTGAAGTAGGTCTTAAAGGTACCATACAGGGCATGTCATTTGAGAAAGATCCAACAAATGGTGTTGGGGGTCCAGTTAAATACTTCTTCCATGAGGAGGCAGGAATTGCTCCTAAGATGGATAAGACTTATGAGTACATGAGACCAGCAATGAGATCTGGTTTAATTACTACTGGTTTATTTATTGCAGCAGGATCAGTAGGGGATTTATCTCAGTGTAATCCACTAAGAGATATGATCCTTAATCCTATGTCAAAAGATATATATGCTGTAGAAACTAATCTACTTGATGATAAAGGTACTGAAGGTATGTCAGGATTGTTTATTCCTGAGCAGTGGTCAATGCCACCATACATAGATCAGTATGGCAATTCACTTGTAGAAGAATCATTAAAAGCCCTTGATGATCAGTTTGAGAAATGGAAAAGAGAACTAGGTCCTGAAGATTATCAGCTAAGGATATCTCAGCATCCTAGAAACATTAAAGAAGCATTTGATCATAGATCTGTATCTGTGTTTCCATCTCACTTAGTTGCAGCACAAGAAAGAAGAATAGAAGAAAAAGAATATCCATATGAATTTTTAGAAATTGCTACTGATGTAAATGGTAAACCTGTTGTTACTCAAACAAACAAGAGACCCATTATGGAATTCCCAGTTCCTAAAAAACTAGAAGATAAAACAGGAGTACTAGTGGTATGGGAAAGACCAATTAAAGATCCAACCTTTGGTCAGTACTATGCTTCTATTGACCCCGTGTCTGAGGGAAAGACAACTACCTCAGAATCACTATGTTCAATCTATATAATGAAAGCTCCAGTTGAAGTAACTAAGGTTACTGGTATAGATACTGAAACATATATAGAACCAGATAAGCTAGTAGCTGCATGGTGTGGTAGATTTGATGACATAAACAAAACTCATCAGAAACTAGAGTTGATAATAGAATGGTATAATGCATGGACATTAATAGAGAATAACATATCTCTCTTCATACAGTATATGATATCTAGAAAAAAACAAAGATACTTAGTACCTAAGAGTCAGATCATGTTCTTAAAAGATCTTGGCTCAAACAGTAATGTATTCCAGGAGTATGGTTGGAAGAATACCGGAACACTCTTTAAGGCACATTTACTTAGTTATGCTATTGAATATACCAGAGAGGAATTGGATGTAGAGACTAAGCCTGATGGCACCATAGTAAGAACTAAGTATGGTATAGAAAGAATCCCAGATCCTATGCTTCTCAAAGAAATGAGAGAATATGCTGATGGGGTCAATGTGGATAGATTAGTATCCTTCTGTGCACTTGTAGCTTTTATGAGAATACAACAGGCAAATAGAGGATATTCAAAGAGAGTGATAATGGATGATGTGGCTAAAAACTTGCAAAAGTCAGAAAATTTGTTTAAATTAGATAGGAGTGCATTTAGGCATATGGGTGGTTCTGGTAGATCATCAGTTAAAGGATTTAATAGATCTGCCTTTAAAAACATTAAATAGTTGATATGAAAATAATAAATGCTATACAGGCAAAAGGAGGAGCTACTACTGAGAATAATAGAATGGGTAGTATCACCCAACCATTACAGTTTATTCCTAAAAAAGAAAAAGATGAAAAATGGGCTGCCTGGAACTTAGACTGGTTAGAATGGCAAGGTCTTAAACAAATCCGTAGAAATGCCCGGAGACTTATGAAAAACTATAAGCTTGCAAAAGGTATTATAGATAAGTCAGATTATATAGTTGAAGAAAACAATGACTATAGAGATATAGTTGAAACACTTACTAAAGAAGATGTATCAGCACTTGAACTTAAGTTCTATCCTATTATACCAAATGTTATTAATGTTCTAGTAGCTGAGTTTGCTAAGAGATCTACTAAGCTTACATATAGAGCAATTGATGAGTTATCATACAATGAGCTCTTAGAACAAAAGAGACAAATGGTTGAGGATGTCTTAATGCAAGATGCAAGAATAAAAGTTACTTCAGCATTGATGGATCAAGGTCTTGATCCAGAGTCAGAAGAATTTCAACAAGAAAGTTCACCTGAAAAACTAAAAAGCCTACCTGAGATTGAAATGTATTTTAGAAAAGATTACAGATCAATGGTAGAAGAATGGGCTGATCACCAACATAAAGTTGATGTTGAAAGATTCAGAATGGATGAGTTGGAAGAAAGAGGTTTCAGAGACATGTTAATTACTGATAGAGAGTTCTGGCATTTCCGTATGATGGAAGATGATTATGAAGTAGAACTATGGAATCCAGCAATTACATTTTATCACAAGTCTCCAGATTCAAGATACATATCTCAAGCTAACTGGGCTGGTAAAACAGATATGATGACTCCATCTGATGTTATTGATAGATATGGTTATTTAATGGAAGAAGAGCAGTTAGCTGCATTAGAAGCAGTATATCCTATTAGATCTGCAGGATATACAATTGGTGGTATGCAAAATGATGGTTCATTCTATGATGGAACTAAATCTCATGACTGGAATACTAATATGCCATCACTAGCTTATAGACAGTATACAACAGCAATGGGCGGAACTGTATTAGAAGGTGGAGACATTATTACACAAATACTTTCTGAAGGAGAAGACTATTATGATCAAGGTACTGCATACTTATTAAGGGTATCAACTATATACTGGAAGTCACAAAGAAAAGTAGGACACTTGATTAGTGTTAATGATAACGGTGAAGTTAAGATGGATATTGTAGATGAAGATTATACTATTACAAATAAACCAATATATGACACCAGGTTAATGAAAAATAAAACTAAGGAGAACTTAGTTTATGGTGAACATATAGATTGGATATGGATCAATGAGGTATGGGGCGGTATCAAAATAGGACCCAACATTCCTTCTTTCTGGGGTATGAATAATCCTGGAGGATTTACACCAATGTATTTAGGTGTAGACAAAGCTAAGATAGGACCTTTAAGATTCCAGTTTAAAGGAGATAACACTCTTTATGGATGTAAACTTCCTTTAGAAGGATCAGTATTTTCAGACAGAAATACTAAGTCTACTGCATTACTTGACTTAATGAAGCCATATCAGATAGGATATAACATTGTTAATAACCAGATAGCCGATATCTTAGTAGATGAACTAGGTACTATTATCATGCTTGACCAGAATACTTTACCAAGACACTCATTAGGAGAAGACTGGGGGAAAGGAAACTATGCCAAAGCATATGTGGCAATGAAGAATTTTCAGATATTACCTTTAGATACATCTATTACAAATACTGAAAATGCACTAAACTTCCAACATTTCCAGAAACTAGATCTATCTCAGACAGAAAGATTAATGTCAAGGATACAGTTAGCAAATCACTTTAAGCAACAAGCTTATGAGGTAATAGGTATAACTCCACAAAGGATGGGGCAACAGATAGCACAAATGACTGCTACTGGTGTAGAACAAGCTGCTGCAGCTTCTTATGCACAAACAGAGATGTTCTTTATCCAACACTGTGATTACTTAATGCCTAGAGTACACCAGATGCGTACTGACTTAGCACAATACTATCATTCTACTAAACCATCTTCTAGATTAAGTTATATTACTACAGCTGATGAGAAAGTAAATTTTGAAATAAATGGTACTGATCTTTTAATGAGAGATCTTAATATTTTCTGTAGTACAACAGCTAATCACAGATCTATACTAGAACAGCTTAAGCAAATGGCCATGCAGAATAATACTACTGGTGCATCTGTGTATGACCTAGGTAGAATAGTTCAGTCAGATTCAATTGCTCAACTTAACACGGTTCTTAAAGACTCTGAAGCTAAACTTGCTGAACAAAAACAACAAGAAGGACAAGCTCAACAACAAATGCAAGATCAAAAACTTAAAGCAGATGCTGAAGAAGCTAAACTTAAAAGAGAGTATGAAGAAGTTCAGAAAGAAAAAGATAGACAAACTGAAATTCTTGTTGCAGAAATTAGAGCAGCTGGTTATGGATCTATGGCAGATGTTAATGCAAATCAAGTATCTGATTATCAAGATGCAATGAGAGACATTAGACAGACTGAACAATATCAAACACAGAACCAATTGCAAAGAGATAAAGATGCAACCAGAACTATGTTAGATAGAGACAAGAATGCTATTGAAAGAGAGAAGTTAAATGTACAAAGAGAAATAGCAGATAAACAGTTACAAGTAGCAAAAGTGAACAAAAACAAGTATGATAAAGGTGGTGAAGTAAAAAATAAAAAGTAGTATAGCCATATAGTGCACAAAAACTTTTTATACCTTTTAAATTTGTGAAGTTTATTTTGTATATTGTATTATAACATAAAAACCAACACTTATGGAAGACACAACAAAAACTGGGGAGACCCAGACATTAGACTCTACAACGGTAGGTCAAGTAGATGTAAATATTGATGAGATCTTTGGAATGCCCGGTGCGGAAAGTGTAATGCTTCCTGAGTCTGGAAAAGAAGAAGAAAAACCAAAGTCCATGTTTTCAAAAGAAAATGTAGACACCACGTTCCTTGACAACTCACCTGCTACTACTTACAAAGAAAAAGAAGAAGCAGCTGAAAAGAAAGCAGAAGTTGAAGAAACTATTGCTGAGCTTGATGGATTAATTTCTCAAGAAGAAGAAGCTGGCAACAAAGGAAGACCAAAGATTGATAAGTCTGGTCTAGCTGAGTTAGCTTACAAGATGATTGAAGAAGGTGGTTTAATTCCTTTTGATGATGATAAACCTTTAGAGGAATACACAACAAAAGACTTTAGAGAACTTTTTGAAGCCAACTTCCAAGAGAGAGAAGATAAAGTTAGAAAAGATGTTCCAAAAGAATTCTTTAACTCATTACCAGAAGAGCTTCAGTATGCAGCTAAGTATGTTGCTGATGGAGGACAAGATCTTAAAGGATTGTTTAGAACACTTGCTCATGTAGAGGAAATGAGACAATTAGATCCTTCAGATGAATATGATCAAGCAGAGATAGCAAGACAATATTTACATGCAACCAATTTTGGTTCAGCAGAGGAGATTGAGAATGAGATCCAAGACTGGCAAGATGTAGATAAGTTAGAACAAAAGGCTAATCAATTCAAACCTAAGTTAGATAGAATGCAAGAAGAAATTATTGCAAGACAGTTAGCTGAGCAAGAGTCTAGAAAAGAGCAACAGCAAGATGCAGCAAGAACATACACAAATAATGTATATTCTACACTTGCAACAGGTGACATAGGTGGAATTAAACTTGATAAAAAAACACAAGGTTTATTATACTCAGGATTAGTTCAACCAAATTACCCTTCAATTTCTGGTAAGCCTACAAACTTACTTGGTCACTTATTAGAGAAGTATCAGTTTGTAGAACCTAGACATGACTTAATTGCTAAAGCACTTTGGTTATTAGCTGATGAAAAAGGATTTGAAGCTAAGATTAGAGAACAAGGTGGAAGACAAGCTGTAGAAAAGACAGTAAGACAATTAAAAACGGAAGAAGCTAGAAAGAATACTTCAAGTTCATCAATATATGAAGAACCTGAAAGAAGATCTACTCCTAGCAGAGCTCCACAAAAAACCATCTCAAGAGCTAATATGTTCAAGAGATTTTAAATAGTAACAAATAAACAAATATAAAAATGGCAACTCCAGTTTTAAACAATGGGATATTCCTCCGGGATACCGCGTATCAAGCTAGTTCCCATGTGGATTCTTACCACTTGGTTAACATGCTGAAAGATTCTGAACCTATGGATTTAGGTCCAGTAGACTTATGGGCTATGGCTCAGAAAGTTGAAATGCCACTTTACCAAATGTCAAGTTTCGGTGGTAAAAATGTTATCATGGTTGATAATGCTCGTGGTGAGTATAAATGGCAGACTCCAGTTTCTACTGATCTACCATACATCATTGAAGATATTGAGCCAGACAACACATTCAAAGGACTTGAGGGATCAACATTCCGTATCAAGTTAAACCGTAGAGAGTTTGGACATGGTGATATCATCACTTATGACAAATACAATGGTGTTGAGATGTATATCACTGCAGAAGATATCCTTCCTTTAGGAGATGGATTTATCTATACTGTACAGTTGGTAAACAATGACAACTACAAATACATGGATAACAAGTACTTGGCTAATGGTACTAAAGTTTTCCGTAAAGGTTCTGCAAGAGGTGAGTATGGTGAAAGATTCTCTGATATCACAACAAGAACAGGATTCCGTGAATTCTATAACTTTGTTGGTGGTGCTGAAGCTCACGTACATTATTCTATCTCTAGCCGTGCTGACTTGATGATCAAAGGTGGAATGAATGCAGATGGTACAGTTCCTGTAACTGAGATCTGGAGAACATTTGACAAATCTGTTGATCCATCAATCACTTCTTTGGAAGACATGGTTAAAGTAATGGGTAAAGACAAAGTTAAAAAAGCATTTGACAATGGAGATTTGTCACGTACTTTCTTAACTGGAATGGAGGCTGCTCACTTAACTAAAATTGCTTCTGACATTGAGACTTACTTAATGTGGGGTCATGGTGGTAGAGTACGTCAAGATGGTCCAGATGATGTTAGATTGTCTGTGGGTCTTTGGAAACAGTTGGATAACTCATTCAAAAGAGTATACAACAAAAATAACTTTACACTTGATTTGTTCCGTGGAGAGATCTACAACTTCTTCAATGGTAAAGTTGAATTCCAAGGTCCAGATCCTAAGCGTTCACTAGTTGTACAAACAGGTATGGGTGGAATGAGAATGGTAAATGAAGCTATCAAACGTGAAGCAGTATCTTCAGGTTTATTAATTCAAGCTGCTGATATAGGTGCTATCACTGGTAAAGGTATGGACTTGAATTTTGGATTTGCTTACACTTCTTATGTAATTCCATTCTTGGCAAATGTTAAGTTTGTACTTAACCCAGCATTTGACAATGTTCATACAAATGATATTGAGAACCCAATCATTGATGGTTTCCCATTATCTTCTTACTCATTCATTATCTTTGATATCACAGATAACACTAATGACAACATCTTCTTGTTGAAATTAAGCTGGGATAATCAATTGAAATGGTGGTATCAAAATGGTACTATGGACTACATGGGACGTAGCCAAGGATTCCAGTCTTCTGGTCAATTCAATGGATACCGTGTTATGATGTCTCAAACAATGCCAGCTATTTGGGTTAAAGATCCAACTAAAGTATTGAAGATTGTTATGAGAAACCCAATCACTGGAGGTTCATTCTAATCCAGTCACTATATACAAGGGAGGGGATAACACCTCTCCCTTTTTTTTAAGTATTAAAAACCAACAAAATAAAAACCAACAACAATGGAAAATGTAAGCTTTACAATGGTAGAAACAGGAAAAGGGACAGTTAAGAACACCCCAATAGCTGTTAGACCTTTTTTTGATTCAAGTGCTTCTAACATGGGATTAGAAGATTATGGAATGTCACTATTTGATGGTGTAACTCATCATGAGCAATTGGCATGTTTAGAAAACAACGGAGTAGTAAGATACTTAACAGGTCTTAATGAATTTGCTCCAGATATTAAAATGTTAAATCCTGAAGAAAGAGAAGCTAGATCTAGAGAGATTAGAAAAACAGTAGCAGATCTAGAACAAGAATTAGCAGCAAATATATTAGATATTGAGGATCCAAAGTTTTGGAATAATGTAAAATTGCTTAGACCAGACAATGCTGACTTTTGGAATAGAATAAGTGTAGCATGTGGTAATGAGCCATTATTCTTAGATCCAAAAGATCCATATGATAGAATTAAACTTTATGCTATTGAGGCTGGAGGATTTTCTATTGTAGCAAAAAGTTTTGATGATGCAAGATCAAGAGCTGTATCCCCTAAGTTTTACTTAGATAAAACAGAAGAAACTGTAATGGCTAGAACTGAGTATAAAAAACTTAGAAACAAATCATTATCAGAATTGCAAAAATTATTTGACAAAAACAGTACTAAGCTATTCTACATTGCAAAAGTTGTAGATATCAACAGTACACAATATAGAAAATCAACACCAAATGATATTATCTATGAGAACATGGATAGATATATTAATGGTGAAGGTGGAGAAACCAACAAAGAAAGAGCTGCAAAATCCTTCATGGAAACAGCAAATATGGATATGGAAACATTAAAAATTAAATCAATTGTGCGTGATTCCGTATTTTTTAAGTATATTATAAATAAGGCAGATGGATATATATACCATGTTAAGACAAATTCTATGCTTGGTAGAAATGTATCTGATGTTATAGAGCACTTAAGAAATCCTTTACATGAGGATATTTTAAAGGATCTTAACCTAGCCTGTGAAAAGTATTGGAACTCTTAAAATTAAAATAAAATGGCAACAAAAATGAAATGCCCTGGTAAGGTAGTAAATGGAAAATGTATTGGTAATGATGGAAAAGAAATAACTGCTCCATATATATCAGAAAAAGGTGCTTTGTATCCAGATCAAAAATCTTTAAATACAGGATGTTCAAAAAATCCAAACAGTCCTGAGTGTAAAGAGGTGATTGGTAAAATGACTCCTGAACAAAGAGCTAAAATAAAAGGTATTCAGAGAATTGGAGGTTCAACTAAAGCAACTTACAAAACTGGTGGTATGGTAAATGCTAATGCTAAATTAGTAGCTGCTAAATCTGCTGGATCTAAAGGTGTTAAAGTTAAAGTTAACCCTAAAGCTGCTGCTTCTAATGTAGCTAAGAAACCTTCTAAACCAAGAAGTAAAGCTCCTAAGAAAGCTAAACCAGGAAGAGGTTAAGTAATGGCAAAAGAAATGCTTAAAAGAAAAGACGGTAGTGTGTCCCAGAGAGGTCTCTGGGATAACATCCGTAATGCTGCTAAAAAAAATAAGGCTGCTGGTAAATCTGGTAAGAAACCTACTGATGAAATGCTTAAGCAGGAAAAGAAAATTAAAGCTAAATCTAAAAAGAAAAAGTAATGGCAATTAAAAAAACAACAACTAAATCAACACCAGCTAAGAAATCTTCTTCAGTTGGTATTTCCATTTTAGGAGGCGGTAAAGCTGAGATGAGAAAATGGGAAATTGAATCTGCTATGTCTACATTAAAGAGAGCAGCAGAGATTCAGAAAGATGCCAAGATGATGACAGAGATAAAGAAAGAAGCTCTGAAACAAGCACAGATGTTTACAAGTCTTGCTGGTGGTAAAAAGATTTAATCATGGCAAAGACAGCAGCTTGGACTAGATCAGAAGGCAAAAATAAGACAGGAGGTCTTAATGCAAAAGGAGTAGCTTCTTATAGAGCAGCTAATCCTGGTAGTAAGTTACAGACAGCTGTAACCACTAAACCTTCTAAACTTAAAGCTGGAAGTAAAGATGCTAAGAGAAGAAAAAG